ACAGCAGTAAGTGACGACAATATTATCCGCATCAATAAGCGTGGTGATACTTACCTCATTAATGTGCCATCATCAAAGAGCAAAGGCGGTGAATACTTCTTAAATCAAGAGCTTATCAGCATGTTAGAAAGAGATTTCTACAAGCGTGGCTCAGACATGATTAACTACACAAGGGATCCTGAGCAGTTTAAAAAGGTTGCAAAGTATCTGATAGATGAGTTTGGTCAAGGATTTAAAGCTACAACCCGTCAAGAGCAAGCTCGGAAAATGTTTGCACCAAAGTTAAATCTAGAAAATTATGTTGGTGTTGCAGTTCCTCAAATTATTGTTCAGGATTCTAACCCTGGTGGAAACTGGTTAAAAAACAAGAGAGAACTAGCTATAAGTTATGGCAAAAAAGAAAGTGGCGTTCCCTCTGTTTTTGGCTCTACAACTATGTACTTTACACAGGGTCAAGCAACAAATTCAAAAAAGAGAACAGTATTAATTCCAATAGATATCCTTGCCAAATTGCAAGGCATGAATGATGAACAAAGAAATGTTCGTCCAAAAGATTTAGATGCAATTAAAAAAATAATGTCCGAAACTGGACGATTGCCACAGACTAAAGACAAAGAGGACTACGCTCCATTTATCAATGTATATCAGGACGGAACACCATATGTAAATGAAGGCAACCATAGAATTATGGCTGCTAAAGCATTGGGCTTTAAATATATACCAGTGCAAATTGATTATTTTAATGGTGCGGAATTAGAAGATGGAGTACTTACTCCTGAAAAAGCCATTGAATATGACAGACAAGCTCATCAAGAAGGGTATACGCTAGACAGTTACCAAAACCCAAAGTTTAAAAATGTTGAGGAGTTTACTGGAATTACTCCTAAACAAATTGATACCCGTAGAGATGAAGTACGTGCTGAGAAGATTAAGCGCAGCGCTGCACTAAGCCGCGGCATTACCGCCATCAAGCGCAAGATCATAAAGGGTAACATTGGCATCAATATCCAGCGTGAGCTTACCTTTCTTGAGCAGGCTAAAAAGGAAATTAACAAAGATATAGCTAAGAGCAAGCCTGCCCGTAAATCTGCGGAATGGGTGAGAGCCAAGGCAGCTGCCGAAGTTGCCGCTAACAATATAGATAACGACACCTATAAAGTAATTGAAGCACTGGCTACCCGTTATCCAGCCGTATTGGATGGCTTAACTCTGTCCATGCAAAAGCCTAATGTAGCTGGAGTGGCTGGCAACTTTGACCCAATCAGCAGGATCGTTACCCTGTACAAAGGAACGGCTACTGACAAAACTATGCGGCATGAGATTGCTCACTCCATGGAGCAGTTAATGACCCCAGAGGCGCAGACTTCGGTAGTCAACGCATGGGCTGATGCTTTACAAAAGGCAATTGAAAAGAACACAGACCAGCCATCTCAAGATTACTTTGAGGCTGTATTTGATTACTTACAGAACCCTACTCAGGCAAGCCTAAGAAAGGCTACTGACCTTCTACCAAACTACAACCTATATCAGTTCCTTAACCCGTCTGAGTACTGGGCGGTTAACGCTGAGCCACTACTCAAGGCGCAATTGGGCGGTAGCTGGCAGCGGTTTAAGAAGGCAATGCAACGCATGCTGGAAACCATCAAAGACCTATTAGGCTTTGATAACAAGCGGGCAATCCATCGGGAGTTCTCTCGGATTATGTCTGGCGATCAGCAGCGCATGACCGAAACGATGTTGGTCGAGTACGTGACTGATAACGCAGATGCTCTGAAGTTCTTAAACAATGTGGAAGACTTTGATAAACAATTCCAAGAAGATAATCTAAACCACACCCCAGTCAAGCCTAGCCGTAGCGTAAAAGACATGATGCTTGGCAGCTACAAAGGTGCAAGACAGCTATACCGTGACGCCAAAGACGCTCCTGTTCAGGCTTCTCAGGCTATGGGCGGTAAGTTAGTACGTGCAATTACCTATGTTCGGAATAAGAACATTTGGTTCGGTGCTGGCTTGGAGATGGCTGACTTATCAAAACAAAAGGCTTCTGGACTTGAAGGCCAATTACGTGACGGCGAAGGTAAGGCGGTAGCCTCGATAGCTGTAACAAATGCACTACGGGCAGGACACATCGCCTCAGAGGTAATTGTTCGTGGTGCGCTGGCATTTAACGGCAAAACCCAGATGTTCCAAGCAATTAGACGTCCATTCTCTATGGCTAATGTCTTGCTGGCTAAACACGATCTGATTGAGCGTGTTGGCCTGCAAAGAGCTACGGACATGGTAAATACATTCTTTGAGGCAAAACGTTCAAAGAGTATTTTGGATGAGTTAGAAGCTCGTCAGAAGGAACTTCAATCGCTTAACAACGAGATGAACTCGCCAAGGACTTCCGCTGAACGTCAGGCCGCCCTTCTTGATGAAATCCTCCAAGCCGAAAAAGGGCTGCGGATGATTGGTATTGCAAGAAAGAAGGTTCGTTTTTCAAAAGAACAGATTGATTTCTACGGCAACCTAGACAAAGAGTACTCCGAGCTTGGCACAATGCTTGAGAACTGGACTAAGGTTAATGACAACATGATTGACATGATGCTCTTTAGTAAGATCATTAGTCAGAAACGTGCTGAGCAACTTAAAGGGATTAAGGATTATGTTCCTTGGTATCGTATTCAAGATGATATGGAAGACCTGCACCAGGCTTCTAATATGGGTGGCATCAAACGCCTTACCAATGTTGGTAAAGAGAAACGTTTTGAAGACACGATAGTTGTGCAAGACATTGACGATATCGTAGATAACATGCTGCACAACGTAGCCATGATTACCCGCAACTCCATGCGTAATCATGCTAATTATCGTGTAGTCCAAGAATACGCTACTCGCAACAGCAAAGGGCAGATCCGTGTTTTCCCAGAAGAAGGTCGCACTTCAGACGGAGCAGTACGCACCAACATCCTGATAAATGGTCGCAGAATAATTGTTGAGATCAGAGATCCGTTGATTGCTGAAGCTGTTATTGGCATGGAAAACATTGATATGCCAGCATTAAAGCTGCTTGGCGCCTTGGCTAACGGCTTACGCAGGGGTATTACCATCTGGCCTCAGTTCCAAATCCGTCAGCTGTTCATGGATGCGCCGACAGCTGCAATGGTTTCAGGAGTCAAAAACCCAACCAAAGTATGGGCGGGTACGTTCCGCGGCTTTATTAAGGCATTGCAGGCAGATGATCCTGTGGTCGATATGCTCAAATCCTACGGTATCGGTGGCTTCCAGTCGTATACCAGAACACCAGAGATTGAGTTTAAAAAGCAGATTGGCTTATTAGAAAACAATAAATTTGATGGTTTGATGAACTTACTAGATCGGGTTGGAGACTCTTCCGACTACGGGCAGCGTATCTCGATCTATAACAATGTTCTAGCAGAGACTGGTGATGAGATGCTGGCTTTGCTTCAGGCTAACAACGTAATCGACTTCCTCAAGCGGGGTAGCGCACGGCATGCCCAGTTCTTAACCAAGACGGTAGCCTTTATGAACGCCTATGCCCAGCAGATTGATGTACTAACAACGACTTTAGCTGGCAAGCGTTTAGTCGGTAAAACCCGCAGCGCTGCCCTGGCTCAACTGGCTAAGACCGCAGGCGTATTCGGGTTTTACGTCATGCTGTATAGCATGGCAGTTGGCGATGACGATGAGTATCAGAAGCTCGATGACCAAACCAAAGTACGGAATATCTTCCTATCGAAGAACTGGACTGGCTTAGAGAACAACATCCTTATCCCAATGCACACCTCTGCCAGCTTTATGTTTAAGTCAATCCCTGAACTGATCTATAACTACGTGACCAAAGAGGGAACGGACAATGAGATGGATGCCAGCCGTCTGCGTAGCGCCCTGCGTGAGGCAGCGTTTGACTCCTTGCTCGGTCCTAACCCAGTTCCTACAGGTATCAAGCCAGCAACAGAGATCATTCTGAATAAGAACTTCTTTACTGGCAGCACTGTTACCCCACGGGGCATGGAAGACTTGGACGCAGCTGAACAGTACACCTCTGCCACATCTGAGCTTGGCAAGGTTTTAAGCGCCCTGACCAGTATTCCATTTGGCGAGGGCAGCCGAGTACTTAACCCAATCGAGGCAGATCACCTTGTGCGGGGCATGCTGGGAACCAACGGTTCTGCCATGCAGTGGTTGTCAAACCTGTTCGGCGAGGATCGCCCAACGCCTTCTATGAGACAGAATCCGCTGTACGGATCGTTTGTTTCGCCTGATGTAGCCCGTGGCAATGAAGACCTTTTCTATGACTTTAAATCTAAGGTTGATAACCGTTACGAGACGTATATGAAGCTCTTGGAGCGGGATAAGGCAGAAGAGGCTGATAAGTACTTTGACAAGCATGGTGAGTTGATCTCAGCCCGTGATTATGTGACTGGCATGGAAGTAGCCTTGCGAGACCTTAACCGCCAGATTCGTATGACTGGCGAAGTCAAAGACAAATCCTTCACTCCAGACCAGCGCAGAGAAGAGATCATAGACCTGCAAAGGGCTAAGCAAGATATCCTAGATGGAATCGTGCAGATGCGGTTAGAGTCGGGATTGTAAAAAAAAGGGGGGGCAATCGGTAGCCCCCCAAGGACGTGAAGAAGCCATATCGCTATGGCATATTCATTTTAGTCTATGGTTAAGATAACGATGTTACAGGCTCCATCTTTTTTTACTTCCTGCCTGACTATCCGTATCTCGTCTATCTGGGAGTCGTTTTCATAGCAGCCCGCATGCTCACAGGCATCGAGCAGGGACTTCAAAACGTTGTCCAAATCTCTTTTCCTGCGGTCGGGTGGGTACAGAGCCACATGAATAGCAAGACGGCCTTCTAGGGGCTGTACGCCAGCCTCAGTAACCTCATCCATTACTCTGGCGCGGAACTCTTTCCCCTTCTTCCCAATAAAACGCTGCTTACCTGACTGCCCCCAGTAGTGGTTCACACTGGGTGGATAAGGTAGTTCTAGCTGTATATACATGGCTTTTCCTTGTAGCTATAACAATGTTATAGTGCTAATCATAGTAGGTGAAATATATTGGGTACGACCTATTGACATGGTATTTATTTTAATTCACAATGGATCTCAGTGTAACCGCTAGGAGAACTAAATTGAAGAATGTACCGTACACAACGAAGACTGGAGTTCGGATGGGAATCCGTTACAACGAGTCACCAAAGCCCATGCCTATTGACGATAGCGACATGCTCGCCATTCAAAGCTGGTTTATTTGCGACAAAGGCTGGCACAAAAAGCGCACCATTGAAACCATTGTTATGCGTATTTCAGCTGGTGTTTTAGTGCTTGTTATTTTAGGAATGTGGATAACCAAATGAAACTAACCAACGAATACGGAATACCGCAGACGTTTATTAACGTACTTGACCGCCCTACCTATAACAAAGGTAAGGCGCACCTGTCTGCTACCCAGCTGCTCAACAGTCCCAAGATCGTGGCTTTAACTCGGAAGTTTGAGGAGGAGATTGTCCAGGACGCTTCGGACATGGTGTGGTCAATTGTCGGCTCTGCCATCCATAACTTCTTAGAGCAGGGCAAAGACGAGCACCACGTAGTGGAGCAGCGCATCCACGTTGAGCATGACGGCTGGCATATCACTGGGGCTATTGACCTTCAGGAAGTAGAGACGGATGGCATTCATGTAAAGGACTACAAGTTCACTTCAGTATGGGCAGCAATGAACGAGAAGCCTGAATGGGAGAACCAGTTAAACATCTATGCGTGGCTGGTCGAGCGGGTCAAGAAAGTGCCAGTCAAATCAGTCACCATTGTGGCAATGTTGCGTGACTGGACAAGAAGGGATCGTGAGAAGGAGGGCTATCCAAATGCCCCAATCATGGAGATCCCAATGAAGTTGTGGTCAATGGAGGAGCGTGAGGCTTATATCGGCAAGCGTATCGCCATGCACAGTGCCTGCGAGTTTGCTATCGAGACAGATGCAGACCTGCCTGATTGCACCCCCGAAGAGATGTGGGAGAAGCCTACAGTGTGGGCTATCAAGAAGAAAGGAAACGTCAGAGCCAAGGCGTTGTATCAGACGGAAGCCCTTGCTACGGTTGCAATAGAAGAACTGGGCAAGGACTACGAGATCGAAATACGTAAGGGTGAGCGTACTCGGTGTGCTAATTTTTGCCCAGTGTCCGCATACTGCCAACAGTATCGGGATTATTTAAATAAGGAAACTACATGAAGAAGCTAATTGCTGTGGCGTTTATCGCCTTGTTGTCCACTGGTGTTATGGCACAAGTCAAGTGTCAGCCAGATGGTCGTGGTGGTATGTGTTGTTGGGATATAAACAAGGATGGTCCTTGGAAACCAATCGGTTGTTAATTAAAAGGAGCATTACATGAGTGTGTATAAAAAGTTGCAACAGGCTAGGTTAATGTTGCAAAACACCAAGCTAACTAAATCGGGCAAGAACAAGTTTGCTGGCTATGAGTACTTTGAACTGGGTGACTTTCTGCCGCAGATTCAAAAGATTTGTGCAGAAGTGGGTTTGTGCGGTGTAGTGTCATTTACTAATGAAACGGCATACCTGACTATCCATGACACGGATGGAGAGGGGTTTACTACCTTTACCTCCCCTATGTCCTCTGCTGCCCTCAAAGGTTGCCATGACGTGCAGAATTTGGGCGCTGTGCAGACCTACCTTCGCCGTTACCTATGGACCAATGCGTTTGAGATCGTTGAGCATGATGCCTTGGATGCTACTACTGGATCAGTTGAGCCAGCAAAGAAGCCTGAACCTAAGCCAGTACCACTACCAACTGGTCAATCAAAGCCAGTAGCGAAGATAGCTGGTGAGAAGGGCGAATGGCAGATCGTAGCACCTGCAAAGCCCGAAGGTGACGTAGATGATTGGCTGGAGTTAATCAAGACCACATCCCATACGTTACTGGATTTAACCGAGAACGAAGAAGATGTCATGTTGATCTTTAAGAAGAATAAGGTGCTGTTCGATACCGTTAAGGCTACCGACTCCGTATTCTTTAAAGAGATGATGGGCAAATTCACTGACAAAAAGAACCAATTTAACAAGGAGTAATCATGGCATTCGTACCAAAACCCAATACAGGCACATTGTGGCCTAACGAGAAGAAACTAACGGATAACCACCCTGACGTTCGGGGTGACTTGAATTTAGACCGTGCTTTCTTGAAGGACATGCTGGCTAAAACGGACGGCGATCTTGTAAAGATTGCTGTAGCTGGCTGGAAGAAAGAGATCAATGGCAAGAAAACACTGTCCATCTCAGCTTCTGAGCCCTATGTAAAACCAGTCGACAACGACTTACCTTATTAAGGAGCCGACATGACAAACAAAAGAAGGGGACGTCCTGTTGGCGTTAAGAACAAACCAAAGTTTGCGTTTCCTAAAGAACCTCAAATAGATTCTTTTCAGCAGCAACTGGAGGAATGGGATAGAAAGCAAAATGCCGTGGATTACAAAGAGCTATCCGAGAAGTTACAGGAAGCATTGGCTAAGTCATATGTAGAGGCAGATGCTTTGAATAAGACGATTGCTAATCTAAACCGAGAAATCCATGCCAGAGACATCATCATTACCTACTTGGAAATCCGTAAGGTATGAAGACCATTAACTTTGAAGGCGTGAAGGTAGCCCTCAAACAGGATAAGACTGGCTATGTTCTTACCTTATCTATGCACCCCGATGACATTCCAGAGGAGTTACTACGGGATTACGTTGGGGCACGGTATCAGGTAGTCATGGTCAGGATTGATGGTAATGAGGCTCCGATGGATAGGCAGGCTGAGTTTGATGGCGATAAAGCCATTCGCATAGCTGGTTTACTTTGCCGAGATCCTAAGTTTTGGAAATTCCTGTTTGAAGATTCTCAGATATGGGAGGAGGATGAAGAGTCCTGCACCAGCTGGTTGCGGGATTATTTGACCGTTGAATCCCGCTCTGAACTTAAAACAAACGAAGAAGCTCGTACTAGATTAAAAAAAATACTGAAGGAATACAACGCATGGACACAAAAAAGCTAGTCCCCTACTCGGTATATATACCAGTAGATATGCACTCTAAGCTCAAGGAAGCTGCCAAAAGTCGTAAGGCATCCGTCTTGATTCGAGATGCTATCACCATGATTTTAGAGGGGAACGATGCGTACACTAGTGGCTATAACAAGGCCGTTAAGGACGCAGCGCAGCTCATCTACGATTGCCCAGAAGCCCAATATATTGCTATTAAAGGTAGAGATCTAGGCTCAATCTTGACTGAGCAAATTGAGTCATTGGAGATTAAAAAATGACCGATCAAGACAAAGAACACCTTAGAGATCTGACTGCTATGTTTGCAATGAATGGATATTTATCTAAGATGGCATGCAACCCAAAAGCTATTGGCGATATATGTGAGGATGGAGAAACAAATGCAGAGGCAATTGCAAGAGCGTCTTACACCTTTGCAGATGCCATGCTTGAAGCTAGAGAGCCAAAGTCAACAGTCGGCCTGCCAGCCATTAAAAGAAAGAGGTCAAAATGAACTTTACCGCTGACTGGTTTTCTAACAACATTTCTAACTTTCAGTTGTGTATGGAGACAACGCCTGAACACAAGCTATTCCTAGAGATTGGTGTATTTGAGGGCAGATCTACCTGCTGGCTGCTACAAAACGGGCTATCTGATAAAGGCAGCATTATCTGCGTTGACACCTTTGCGGGCGGTCAATCCCATGATGGAGTTGATTTTGCAGCCGTAGAAGGCAGGTTTTGGACAAATACCAACGAAGCCAAGAAGATGGAGCAGAAGGTATCTTTATACAAGCAGACCTCATACCGTGCAATAGCGGAGTTAATTGGGCATCGTGCGGTGTTTAATTTCATTTACATTGATGGCAGCCACACAGCGTACGACACCCTAGCCGATGCGTGTATGGCATGGGGAATGCTTAAGTCTGGTGGGGTAATGCTATTTGATGACTACGAATGGAACAAATACTCAGAGCCAGAGCGTAACCCGAAGATAGGCATTGATTCATTCCTAGAGTGTTACAAGGGCCAGTACGAAGTTATCTTAAAAAACTATCAATTGGGCGTAAAAAAGACATGACTAAAGTGATTGAAGAAAATGATGGCAGCCTAACTGTCAATGTTGAACCTATCCCATTTGCAGGACTGGTTACGCTTACTGAGCCAGCCGAGGCCACCATTACGAACAAGCGCTATTGCACCAGCTGCCAGGTCATGCGCCCAGCAGACTACGGCAAAATGATTAAGGCAGGTAAGGTCAATCGTTGGAAATGTACCGCCTGTTTTGAGCGAATTAATATACCTAGATACGCTACTAAAAAGGGGGGCAGAAATGCGTAAACTGTTAGGGTGTTTATTGTTTGTACCAACATTAGCTTTTGCAGATGCGATAGCTACTATGCCAAACGAGGGCGGTGGTTTTGTTGTTCTGACAGATGATCCATGCAAGCATGATGGCAAGGTGTATAAAGGGCTTAACCGCCTGTATAGCTACACTGCACGGGGCAATAACTTTGAAGGTTGTTATGGCATTGAAGACGATACGGTGGTTGCCGTATGGTACACGGATGGGGTGAATAAAAGACGTTACCCGATCAGTGCTTTTACGTTGTCACCCAAGAGGGGTACGAGGTACGGGACATGAGCGATAAGCCAGTAGCGTGGACAGACGGCAAAGGCAATTACTTTGATAAGAATAGTTTTTTCCCAGTAGATGACCTTATTCCCCTATACACCCATCCAGCAAAGACAGAAGATGAGGCGCTAAAAACCTTTTACGAAGATAGGCTAGAGGCTGGTAAAAGACGTGAAGAAACATTGCTAAAAACGATTGAGGCTTTACTAAGAAAGGCGCAAGAGAAATGATTGCCACAACACCATTTGTATGGATTAAAGAATCCGAGATAGCCAACTTAGAAGGCGAGATAGATTGGACTACTGCTATGTCTTCTGAGCCACTGGATGGCTATATACCGTTACACGCATACGCTGAGAAGAACATTGACTACAAAAAAGAATGGGTGCTGGCACATAAGCAGTCTAAGGTATATGAAAGTTGGTGGATTCAATACAGGGATATGGCAATTAAGTTAGATAAAGAACTTAAAGAACTAAAAGAATTAAACAAATCAATTACAGACGACCCGTTGCAATTTTTGAGAGTAAAGGCACAAGAGAAATGAGAAAGGTGAGCACACACACAGTTGAAGTTGCTATTGGGCTGGCACGAAGTGTTGCTAATGGCAAGACAAAATTTCCGTTTGTAGGCTATTGCGCAGACTTGATGGAAAAAATGCTTGAAGAAATTAAAGAAACAAGAAAGGTAAAGAATGACATTTCTAGTCGCTAACATACCGCCAGTCAAGTGTTTCGTACGCACTGAGTTTTTATATAACCACGAGAAAGGACACGGAGAACTAGAGCCATGCGTATGGATGACAGCCAAGGCCATCAAGGGTCAGGCGTTTCGCATCGAGTCATTGCTGATTAACTATGGCGCCCTGTATGACAAGCTGCCTATCAGTGCCTATGTATGGAAAGAAGTAGCCGAACCGTTGCCGTTAGATCATTTACAGATATGGGATTGCCTGTCTTATGATATGGCCGTGATCGAGAAGTCCAACCTGCGTGGGCTGAAGGTCAAGTACTTTGGTAAGGATAAGCAATTCCACTTTGGCAATTACCTGTTCACCATTGACTTTGCCGATCCTGATAGTAATCGTTTGGATACAACCTTTAGCGAAGGGGTCGAGGAACATAAGTCCTACAACTTTATCAAACTGGATAACGGACAGTTTGCTTGCCAACCCAATAACAGATGCCTCTGGTATGACGTATCACTGGTTCCAGCCGTGCTTAAGACGCCTGATTTCCGCATTCCTACTGAGGTATATAGCGTTGAGAATCATGCCAAGTGGAACGCCAAGGACGAATGGTTCTATAACTTTGAGGAGATTAAGACGTGAAATCCGTAGTCATCACGCCTACCACTGGTGTTCCTGAACTAGCCAAAGCCATGGAATCCACCAACTCCCAGTCCTGTGAGCACTGGATTGTGATCGATGGTGCAGAACATGCCCAAAAGGTGGCGGACATACTGGCGGCGGGTGATTACGTTAATAAGAAGATCATCCTGTTGCCTGAGAATACAGGTAGACCCAAAGAGTTTTGGGGTGAGCTGCCTGAAAGCCGATATAAAGATAGGGAAGCCGACCGCTGGTTTAATGGTCATCGGATCTATGCCTCTATGCCGTTTTTAATCAATAAGCCCTATGTTTTATTCTTAGACGAGGACAACTGGTTCGAGCCAAATCACATTGATTCCATGCTAGAAATGATGAATTACAAGGATTTAGACTGGGTTTACTGTCTTCGCAGGCTGGTAGATGAGGATGGCGTCTTCGTTGGCTATGATAATTGCGACAGTCTTGGCGTGTTTGCTAATCAAATGAATGTTAACTTTGTTGATATGAACTGTTATATGTTTAAAACAGAGTTTTTGACCAAGATATGCCAGCACCTACACATAGGCCATAGAGCCGATAAGATCCTGTATAGGCAGGCTTTTGCCAACACATCGCCGTACGAAACCATTGGCTGCACTGGTAAATACACCGTCAACTACAGAATTAGCAGGGCAGATCAGGCTAACTGGTTTAAAGAAGGCAATCAATTAATGCACGACTTATATAAAGGGAACTATCCATGGAAAATCAAGTAAGAAAGATATTTATAGCCACGCCGATGTACGGGGGCATGTGCGTGGGCGGTTACACCATGGGGCTGCTGAACTGTGTCCAGGAGTTTATGAAGCACGGGATCCTGATGTATTACGGCTATATGATGAACGAATCCCTGATTACCCGTGCTAGAAATACACTAACCTATGACTTTCTAGTCACTGATGCTACGCACCTGATGTTTATTGATGCCGACATTAGCTTTAATCCAGAGAGCATTACCTCGATGCTGGACGCCGACAAGGACATTATCTGCGGCCTGTATCCTAAGAAAGAGATTAACTGGAAGACCATAGCCGAGGCCGTAAAGTCTGGGGTGGAGTACCAAAACCTGCCCCTGCATACAGGTACGTTTGTGGTTAATTTGATAGACAACGCCAAAGAAAAACAGGGTTTAGTCAATGAGCCAATGGAGATAGCCAACGGCGGGACTGGGTTTATGCTGATTAAACGGGAAGTATTCGAGTCTTTACGGGACAAAGTACCGACCTATACCAACGACATGATCCAGATCGTGGACGTTAACCCAGAGAAGCGGGTAATCCATGAGTTCTTTACCACTAGCATTGACGAGGAAACCAATCGCCTGTTATCTGAGGACTACCATTTTTGTAAGCTGGCACGGAACAACGGCTTTCAAGTCTGGGCTGCGCCATGGGTCAATCTAAGCCATGCGGGGACGTATAACTTCAACGGCGTCTTGCAGCGGGCGTGATCTATCGGAATAAGAAACTGCTGGAGCTGGTACGCCAGTCTCCATGCCAGACCTGTGGAAATCAGGACGGAACCGTGGTGGCTGCGCACTCCAACCAGCTGCGGGACGGTAAGGGTAGAGGAATCAAGGCACATGATTATCGCATTGCAGCATTGTGTTACCGCTGCCACATGGAGCTGGATCAGGGAACCAAGATGACTAAGGAAGAACGGGCAGACTCCTGGGATGAGGCACACCGCGCTACGATAGGCTGGCTATTCGAAAACGGTCATATTGACATAAAATAGAGACGGCTGCCAGCAACGTAAACATCGCTTCGCATTCGCTGTATACAGGTGTTGTTGGTAGCCCTTGATAGCCCTTGACACAACATATTGACGCATTTCTTATTCGTGTGCTATATTTAGTACACCAGTCCTTACTGGCGCACATTTTTTCCTCTCCTAGCAGACTGGTTCTTGTGCAAAGCAAGCCCTCGGTGAACACACTCACCCCAAAACCCCTAGCCTAAAAACTAGGGGTTTTCCTTTTGTAAATAATTCTTGCAAAACTATTTCTGTTCGGTTAACCTAATCGGGCTAGGAGTTTTATGGAAAAAATGTGATGGCATTCTTGCCTTCATCTTTTCTGTAAGACTCCCAAGCTACACCACTCAGGTCGGATCTTAAACGACAGCTGCGTGGGAAGAACTCCTACTGTGGGATAAGACTTGAAACAGGAGAAAGGGTGGCGAAGCCAGAGCCCTAAGTCGAACGTCTGGCGGGTGCTGTGGCTCCGAAAAGCAACAGTTGAAGGCATCTAGGATAGGCTAGGTGCGTTCACCAAAAAGCAACCGTCAATCAGAGTTACTGTAGTAAGGAGTTACTGGGGGGTGGCATCCCCATTTTTGAAACCAAGGAGAAAAAGTGAAGAAGCTAAACATACTAACCATCCGCACTGACGGCGGTACACAACCACGGTTAGAGCTGGATCAAGAGTTAGTCAAAGACTATGCGGAAAAGATGCGTGATGGCGCTGTATTTCCACCGATTGTAGTATTCAATGATGGTTCTGAGAATTGGCTGGCAGACGGATTTACCCGTTACTTTGCCACCAAAGCAAACGGCGGCACAAGCATTGAAGCAGAAGTCCGTCAGGGCACACTGCGTGAAGCCAAGATGTACGCACGAAAGGCAAACAACAAACAAGGCAGGCCGCTTACCAGCAACGACATTCGTGTCATTCTGCTGGATATGTTTGCTGACGAGGAATACGGCACATGGTCAAACAATAAGATTGCCAAAGAGTTAGACCTTTCCAGCATGACAATCGGTAGGGCTCGTGTCGCATACCAAGAGCAGACCAAAGCACCGAAGCAGCCAGTAAGTTACACGGACAAGCATGGCAACCAAAAGACCATGAACACCGAGAACATTGGTAAGAAAAAGAAGGAAAGGCCAACCACCAAGCCCGATCACAGCACTGGCGCATTAGATCCGTCTTCTGAGCTGACTCAAAAGGTCAATGAGTTATCCACCACAGTAACCACACTGGCAGAGGAAAACACGGCTCTACGAGATCAAATTGCCGTTGGTCAATGGGATGCCTCCGAGATAGAAAAGGTAGATGTTGAAGAAACACTTAGAGAGCTGCGTGAGCAAATCCGAGTGCTGGAGATTGAAAACAAATCATTGCGTGAAAGCAGGGATATGTATCAGAACCGCAACGCAGAGTTAATGCGCTCACTTAAATCAGCCAATGCCAAGTTAAAGAAACTAGAGGGTTAATTACCCAGCCCAAGTTAGGGGGGAATCCTAACAGTTAGGAGTATCAATGCAGTCATTAGAGTTAAGGGAGCACCAAATACAAGTGGTGAACTCCCTCCGAGAGGGATTTAAGCGTGGGCATCGGTCGCAGCTGCTTTATGCACCGACTGGGTTTGGTAAGACCGAGGTAGCGATTTACTTAATGCAGGCTACTTCAGACAACTACAAAAAAGCATCCATGGTGCTGGATCGTGTTGTCTTGGTAGACCAAACCAGCATTCGCCTCAGCAAATACGGCATAGACCACGGAGTATTCCAAGCAGATCACTGGAAGTTTGACAGGCAGAATCGCATTCAAGTGTGTTCTGCCCAAACCCTAGAGCGTAGGGCAGACTTTCCAGAGGTGGATTTACTCATCGTAGACGAGTGCCACATCGCCAGGAAGCAGACCTCAGCCTTCATCAAGAATAACCCGCACATCAAAGTCATCGGACTAACCGCAACCCCTTTTACTGACGGGCTTGGAGACCTTTACAGTAATGTTGTTTGCGGCGCAACCACGGATGATTTAGTCAATCGTAAATGGCTTACACCCCTTAAAGTCTACATAGCCAAAGAGATTGACATGACTGGCGTTAAGAAAGTCGCTGGCGAGTGGTCGCAGGATGCAGTAACCGAGCGTGGCATGAAGATCACAGGCGATATCGTGGATGAATGGATCAAAAAGACCCATGAAATCTATGGCAAGCCTATGAAAACGATTGTCTTCTGTTCTGGTGTAGCCCACGGTGCAGACCTTGTGGAGCAGTTTGCCAATCGTGGCTATAACTTTGTTTCGATATCCTACAAAGACGACAGTGAATTTAAGAGGGCAGCCATCGAGGACTTTGCTAAACCCGATACCGAGATCAACGGACTGATAGCCACTGACATCCTGACAAGGGGGTTTGATGTGTCTGACGTAATGATTGGGGTATCTGCAAGACCATTCTCGAAGTCGCTTTCTTCCCACATCCAGCAAATGGGAAGGGTTATGCGCCCACACGAAGGTAAAGAGTTTGCTTTGTGGCTTGACCATTCAGGAAACTATGTTCGATTCAGGGAAGACTGGGATCAAGTGTACGAAGATGGGGTGCGATCCCTCAAAGGTGTTAGCGAGAAGACCAAAAAAGAACCCACAGAAAAGGAAAAGACCGAATCTAAATGCCCTTCTTGTGGATATTTATGGCCTAAGAACAGCGACACCTGCCCTGCTTGTGGTCATGTACGCAAGAGAATGAACTTAGTCGATCATGTGGCAGGCGAACTGGTCGAACTCGTATCAGGACTAAAGGTGAAGAAGGATGACAAGCAGATCTTTTACTCTGAACTCCTGTATATCGCCAAGGAACAGGCATACAACCCCCACTGGGCTAGTCACAAATACCGAGAGAAGTTTGGTGTATGGCCTAAAGGTTTAGATGCCAAGGAAGTCCCACCATCCATTGCTACGCAGAAATGGGTTAGATCCCAGATGATTCGCTGGGCAAGAAAAAACGATAAAGGAACAAGAGCATGAGGTTTGAAGATTTTGCACGAACCCACGGATTGATAGTGAACAATGTAACTCCGTTTAAGTGGATGTCCACCCCCACAGTGGATCATCCGCACAAAAGGAACGGCAGGTATAAGTTTATGGGGGATGTTGGCTGGGTACAGAACTGGGCAACCATGGAGAAGCCTACAATGTGGCGGGATTCAGGGAATTATGCATCAACCCCACAGTTTCAAAAACTACGAGAAAACGAAGACAGAAAACGCAAAGATTTGACTGAACGGGCAGCAGCAAAAGCGGGCTGGATCATGCATCAAACCCAACTTATGCACCATCCCTATCTTGTGAAAAAGGGATTTGCCGAAGAAATGATGCCAGTGTGGAACACTCCTGAAGGCGAAGGCAAGTTAGTAGTAGCCATGCGGAGAGAGGGTCGCATGGTAGGATGCCAACTCATCAATGACCAGGGGGACAAGAAGTTTCTCTATGGTCAGCAAACTAAGGGGGCAGCCTTCACCTTTGACGCAAAAGGCATTCCAATCTTTTGCGAGGGACTGGCGACTGGGTTGTCCATTCAGGCCGTAATGCGAGCAAACAAGATGCGATACACAATCCATGTGTGCTTCAGTGCAGGCAACCTGAAGGAAGTAGCGAGGTCGATTCCCAATGGGATAGTCGTTGCCGATAACGACTCCAGTGGTGTCGGCGAAGATATCGCCCAACAGACAGGCAAGCCGTATTGGATTTCGCATACAGTCGGTCATGATTTCAATGATGACTATCTTGCTCATGGTATGTTTAAAATGGCTCTTAGCCTCAAAAAGGTGCTGATTCAGCATAGATAGTAATGGAAAAACCCCCAGTCAGACAGCACTGGGGGTTTCATTTACTGCTAGGTAAATCCTACTTAGGTTCGTCTTTCTTACTCTCGAACTCTTTTATCTGCTCTAAAAGGGTTTCAACTCGGTCGTTCCACAACTGAGAATCCACCGATTGCGGCCATATTACTAGGTGTTCCTTAATCAACTCAAGAATGCTTTTAGTCATTTGGATCAACCTCGTCTATGTCCTGCACTTCTGCTTCCCATTCTTCTACCTGTTTGGCATCAATTAAATCACTGGCATACTCTTCAGGATCTTCGCCGTTAGGCACATCCACCTCAATGTATTGCGTTCCAGTCAGCCGCATGGTTATGCCGTATTTACGCATGGATATCCTCCCCCACATAAACCTCTGCGTAAATGGTTTTAATAGCATCTTCAGGGTAATGCTGGCGGCAATGCTCTTTTACTTCTTCAACATCAAAGAACATGACATGAATCGTTCTTCCTGATTCAAGAACAACCATGTAAATGCTTTCGTAATCTGAGTCATAACTCATTTTCTTCCTCCTCAATTAAGTCGGCTTCTTCACATACAAACAGGGGATACTCAGGTCGCACTTCGCACATCTGATACATCTTGAATCCCTTCAATTCTGCTTCGGCAGGGGTATTTGCTTCAACTTCAATGTATTCTGCCGTTGTCATCAAAACATTCCATTTAGGCATCTTCTTTCTCCATGTATTCTTCCCAGTCCGCATAAGATTCAACAATAAACATCTCTTCATTTATATCTTTAGGGATGTTCTCTTCAATCCACTGCACTGGTGAACCCTTCTCAGGAAAGTCAAGGGTATAACCTTCCTCCTCTCCATCTTCCCATCTGCCACAGAATCCCACACCCCCCTCAAAGTAATAGGCTCTAATGGAGTAGCCCATCTCAACCAGTTTGGCATACGCATCAGTGGGTGGAGACCAAGCAGACTGGAAGTTTACGAACATATCGTGATCTCCACTCAATTCTGCTTTATCTTGGTGATCTTCCCAGCCAATGTCCCACTTTGTTCCCCAGTTTTGAACCCTCCAGTCCCACCATGCTTGTTCAGGATCAACGAACTCAGGTGCAGGCTTACCAGTAATGTGACTGGAATCAAAAGTAGGCTTGACCTTGACTGTCGTGTAGTCAGGCTCAGGCACAAGAGCAGATAAAAACTTACCACTGTTCCAAGCGGTAAGGGCTTTCGTCATCATCTCTTTGTCAGGATGAGAGATATACAGATTGTTATCGCACCAATTAGGCATTTTGAACCTCCTCTAAACTACCTTCATAAAATTCCCAGTCGGTATCGTAGGGATCGTCTTCAATAATGGCTTCAGAGATTAAGTCTTTTGCTTCATCAGCATCTTGGGCTAGAACCTCTATTTCAAAGTATTCTTTTTTGATTAAAACTCCACTGTATTTAGGCATTTATTTCCCCTATTCTTCAGTTATTCCAGCACAACGAATTGCCATGCCGTTGCATCTATCGGGATTGCTTACCATGTGGTCATCAAATACGATTGGTGAACCATCTTTGGTAAGGGTGAAATACTCCTCAACATACCCAGCATCTACCTGCTGGAATGCTTCATCAATAACATCAAGACTATCTGCATCTACATAAACTAAAAATCTAGGCATGGTCATGTTCCTCTTTAAATGTTATTTGTTTGGTATCAGGTGTCCAACTAACATCAGCCCAAACTTTGCCGTTGTATGACATATAGCCAACTACTTGACCATCAAATACCAGTGGGGGATTCATCCAGTTACCACCACCAATATCGTTATCGCCAATCCAGTCCTGCACCATCTCCCGAATCTCGGCATAGGTGTTGGCTCGTAAAGTCTTAGCCCGAACCCCATATGGGGGCTTGTTTGGATTCTGCCCACGATCGGGATTGCCGCAGACCATTGTCTTTATCTCAAACTGTTTCATTGCTTCTCCAGTAGGTCGTTGGTGATTTGGTTAAAAAACTGTTTGTCGATTGAATCCTTGATACGCATCTCCGTTGTTTGGGCATCAGCCAAAATAGTGTCATCAGCCTGCACCCCTTCAAAATGCTTAACTTCAGCAAGGTTTATTGCTTCCTCCTTGCTTTCGGCTTCTACTGCATACTCGTAAACCCAATATTGGGTTTCATTTACTTGCACTGTATATTTAGGCATTTTCCAACTCCTTTAATTTGTTGATAATGGCGGACATCTCCATCAGTTTTGCTTCGTATTCCTTTGGGCAAACCTTAGATAATTCCCACAACTGTTCTGATAATTTGTCGTAGTTAATCATTTCTGCCCCCTACCAACTGGCTTGATAGTAGAACTCAAAAGACTTAGGCAATTCCAATGCCCTTTCAATGCCCTCAATGGTATTTTTTAAGTCTTGGTAATACCATTCGTCTTTCTCATACGAACCAAAAAAGAATCCTGCGGTAGGCTCTAATACTTCGTGGTCAGGCTTATCCAATGCTTCGTGGCACAACTCGACCAACTCCTCCAACTGCTCTCTCGATACATAGTATTCTTTGCAGTTATCTTCACCCCCTTGGCATCTCCTTACAAACCACCCATGGATAGCGTTTGCCTTTCTCCAGCCCATTGCTTCGATGGATATTTCTTTGGCAACAAAACTCGCCCCACAAAATCGCTTGCTCTTATCGCTTGGGATACCAAGTAATTCGTTAATCCCATCAGAGATGGTTTCGTCACCATCTCTATACAAATAGCGTTTAGCACTTAAATACATATCTAATCCCATATCAATCTCCTAGCAGTTAAATGATTACCGAATGGTAATCCCCATGCCCTCAATCAAGGGCATGAAGGTACAACTCAGACAAATACAACAATGGCAGACCAAACAACATAGGCCGTATAGGTCAGGCAGATAAGCAGTATCCAGTCCCACATCAGAAACTCCTTCCGTCTTCGTCAAACTCGTAATCATTGGCTTCCATCATCTCGGCAACTGCTTCATCAGAGCAGTGATACTCAATGTCCCGATTGATGGCTTGCAGGGCAGTCTCAAGGGCTTGGTTAAATGCGTAAAATGCATCACCAGTCTTTTTAAAATCCTCGAAGAATGCCTGAATCAAGGTGCAATCCAGCCACATCCCCGATTCTGGAAAGTAACCAGTCTCAGCCAACTTCTTGGCATCAGCCATTGTGTATCCCCGAAAATGAGAACTATCAACATCAGTCTTGAGATACTCGCCACGACCACCAATAGACCAGTCTTTCAAAGTAACCCCAAAATGCCCACAAAAGGCTTTGATTGAGTCAATGTTCTCTTGGTGGAATGGATACTCCATCCTAGTTAAATACCACTCCCTAGCCCTTTGCTTGGCTTGGTCATTCAACTCCGAGTATTTGCATACCAATACTTCAGCAACTCTCATGTTTAACTCCTAGCAGTTTGTCAAAGACAAGTAAGTAATTTGCGGACTCATGCCAATGGCAATTTGCGGACTCATACTTACTTGTTTCGCCCATAAGGGCTCGTCAGTTTGACTAATAGTCTTCGTTTTCCTCCCACAAGCAGGGATCAACCAGTCTTTGCCCAAAAGCATTGAACAACTGCCCACAATCGCAGGCAACATCCCCACCATCACCATCAGAGCAAACCTTCCTATTGCAATGGCATTTCCACTCTTTCCAAAGAATACGGCCTGTTTCTTGGCATTCAATGATTCTCATATTGCAGTCTCCTTAACCCAAACAATGTATTGACCATTGGCTTTCAAATGACCTACTTTCCGACTAAGACCATGCCAAGAGATAAATGAATCTATCCACTCGGCACACTCAACCCAAGACTGGCAGTTAGACTGCCCCAGTCTTTGGCTATTACTTCCAATGACTAGGGCAACCATTATTCGAAGTCCTCCGAAACAATGACATCAAACTTACGCAACAGGGCAATCGCCTTATCCGACAGGCACATCACTCCGTCATAGTCAGACAGGGAACGGATGCCGAACTGGTCAATCGTGAACCACAGACCAATATGCTCAAACCCAACATCCTCAATGTCCCACTCAATGAATCCAGTCGCATCATCATTGAAATACAACTCCATTGTGGATTCGTGTGTCCCGATATCCCTCTCACCCCAACTGCCCTCCATAATCAAAGGGCATGTAAAGGTTTCTTTTCCGATAAAGTAATTAGCCATATCAATACTCCGAAGTAAGCATGAGAACATTGTCAGTCAGGAAGAACTCATACAGACCACTGGGGCAATCGGTATGGGCAATATGCTTTGAGAAGAGCAGACCAAGATCACCATCCTCAACTGCGATTTTGGCTTGACCATCCTCGACCAACATATTGATAGCCAAGAATGGCTCTTTCTTGGTCAGGGGATAAACCTCAGTGGCAACAATGTCCAAGAACCAAAAACAGCCTGCGGTTTCGGCAAAGTATTGAACCCCATCCGTATGAACCAGTTTGGGGGTAAACATAAAGGTGCGGTGATATTGCGTAGTGCCGCAGAACTGGCTTAGATTGAGAGCAGTCATGTTATTTCTCCACTGGTGTGTATTTGTTTAAGAAACCCATGCGACTAGCTTGGATGGCTTTGTATGTGTTATAGCGGATGGCGGTGTCTCCGAGATCCTTGGGAACAGTCATGGAATACATAGCAGTCTTGCCACGACCACTCTTTTTAATGGTGAGGATTGCACCTAATTGCGTTCTACTTAATTTCATTTGAATCTCCTAGCAGTTAATGATTATCAAGTGATAATCCACAAACCCACGACTGGCATGGGCTTGTAGGAATCACTCCTCTACTTCTTCTTCTTCTTCAAGAACAGTATCGACAATGTAATTGCCAAACTTCAGAACCCCATCTTCATCAGTGCAAAGCGTTTCAGTCTCAAACACAACGAGAGTAGAGTCGTTCCAGTCAAGCGTAGCGTAAGCAACAGGCACAAGACCAATCAAACCAGCATCAACTGGGTAAGTATTGCCCTTGTTATCAGGATAGCAACCATCACCCCATTTAGTGCCAAAGGCGAGAACCTTGAAGTCCCCAACTTTGCCAACAGGCTCATTAAAGTAATTGCACGACTGGAGTAAAGCATCCCAGTCAGCATCAGGCACTACATAGCAAGGATCACCAAGAATGTAAGCACCTTTTGGAACTACAACGGATTTGGAACTCAATGTAAGCATTTGAATCTCCTAGTAGGTGGTTAGTGTTGCTCTCATGTAATGAGAGATTACATTTTCTCGAATTATTGGGAATCGTGTCAAGCGTTTTGTCAAAATAAATTTGTGCCTTGCTGGATAAGGCTTAGCGGTCGATTGTCCAGGCCATAGAAGGGCTTACTTGTGTATCAGGGCTCACAAAAATGGAAAGCAGGGCTCTCTAGTGCGTGTCTTGCAGCAGAAAGTAGGGGTGCAGCCGAAGAATCGGGGAAGTTAAAAGCGGGTTAGTAGCGAAGCGAAACAGTCCAGTGTCTCAAGTAACAGTAGGAAGAACACAAGGGAATAACACCAGTCTCTTGCATGACTATCCTAATTGCCCTAATATGTGGGGTATGCAGATTACCAAAAGATACCCATGAAAAGGCTTACTCGGAAAGATATCGAAGCAGGGCTAGAGACTATGCCGATTGATACGCTATTGCTGGGGGCTAGTCAGGCTAAGACTACGAAACTAACCCACAAGCAAAGGGAGTTTGCGAGATCAATCGCCTTGGGTGAGACTAAAGCAGGGGCATATCGGAAGGCTTATAAGAGCAAGGGGAAACCCCAAACTCAGAGCATTGAAGGGCAACGACTGGTAAAAGACCCAGCGATATCCCTTCAGATAGATGCCTTTAAGGTGGCTTTGGAAGCACAGAAATATCAAACTCCTGCTCACTTGAGGGCTCTAGCAATCCACAAGATCACTGAAAAGGTGCTGGATCAGAACTGTCCTCCAGCCCAGCAACTCAAGGCACTGGAACTATTAGGCAAGATAACCGAGGTCGCACTGTTTACTGAACGGCGTGAGGTCGTAACTGTCAGCAACCCAGCCGAGATGCGTGAGAAACTCATGGCGAGCATCCAACTGGCAATATCGAATAGCAAGACGATTGATATGGAAGCACAATCGGCAGACGATCTACTGGCAGAACTCGTAGGCAACGCACCAGTGGATGATGATGAAGGCAGTCATGACAAAGAGGATCATGTAATGGATGCCGCGAATGGCACTATAACAACTGGTATAGAGGAAGGCGAAGGGCAGACAGAGGATTCTTTAGGGGGGCAGGCTTCGGAAAGCGGGGATTTGACCGACCCACCAGACCCCACCAGCCAAATATTGGCAACGCACTGCGTCTCTGACTTGCATAGTATTCCACACACTCAATCACCCTAAAAATCAGCTATAACACCCTGTTATAGTGACCCCCCCACCCCTCTTTAAAATGACCTCCTCAGACAAAAATATCCCACCCAGAACACCCCCCCTTAGTGATTTGGGTCCCCTACTACAGGTGGATAGGTTTATTTTGGAAGATCGGCTAAAAAGGCTCAGCCCTAAAGACAGGGCGGTTTTGTTAGATAAGTTGCGTCACTACGCTGTGGAGATCATCAATGACTGACCGTGAATTAGCGCTTTTACAGGCAGAACACAAGGTTGTGGATTACTTAGAGAAATTAGTCGTGCATGACCGTAACAGGCTTTTAAGAATGATGACCCATATAAAGTCCTGCATTATTGAACAAGACTCCAAAATGATTGCTAACTTGGTAATAGATCGTGCGAAGGAAAAGTAAAGAGATGACACCTGCTCAAAAAGAGATACTGCTCGTAATAGACAGTTTCTGGAAACGCTACGGGTTTGCCCCTAGTATTGATGACGTTATGTATTTAACGGGCGAAAAAGGTAGAGGGAACGTCAGTCGCAAAATGTGGCGGCTTGTGGAGTTGGGGCTCTGTAAAGGGATCAAAGGTAAGGTCAGAAGTATTAGACCTTCGTACATAAAGGCGCACCACATTGAGTGATGCTCTAGGCAACTTATTGGCAAGTCTCCCAGAAGGTGATCGGGAGAACCTAATGAACATGGCGATGGCGTATAAGGACTCGCTGGTGCGGGATACTGCGCAAAAGTCGTTTATGTCCTTTGTTAAACAGATGTGGCCTGGCTTTATTTTGGGACGTCATCACGCTTTAATGGCAAAAAAATTCGAGGAGATAGCCGAGGGGAAATGTAAACGCCTGATTATTAATATGCCTCCCCGTCATACAAAGTCCGAGTTTGCCAGTTATTTACTGCCCGCATGGTATCTTGGTAAGTACCCGCATCGAAAAATTATCCAGTGTTCGAACACCGCCGAGCTTGCCGTAGGGTTTGGTAGGAAAGTCAGGAACTTAGTTGACGGAGAAACCTATGCCAAAATCTTCCCCAATGTCGCTCTTCGGACTGACTCTAAAGCTGCTGGTCGTTGGGCTACTAACGCCAATGGTGACTATTTTGCTATTGGTGTTGGCGGTACCGTTACTGGTAAAGGCGCGGATCTGCTCATTATTGACGATCCCCACTCGGAACAAGAAGCCGCTTTAGCCGCTGGCGACCCTACGGTCTACGATAAAGTCTTTGAGTGGTATTCCTCTGGTCCACGTCAACGACTGCAGCCTGGTGGGACGATTATTATCGTAATGACCCGCTGGGGTAAACGAGACTTAACGGGTAGGGTACTTCAGTCCATGGTCGAGCGGGACGGAGACGAGTGGGAAGTCATTAACCTTCCCGCCATTATGCCGAGCGGAAAGTCTTTATGGCCTGAGTTCTGGGCTTTAGAGGAACTTGAAAAGCTCCGCAATGAACTTCCTATTTCAAAATGGTCAGCCCAGTACCAACAAGATCCCAGTGCCGAAGCGGGAGCCATTGTTAAACGGGAGTGGTGGAAGATCTGGGAAGGGGAAAGACCACCGCCGTGTGAGTTTATTATCCAGTCTTGGGATACGGCCTTTACAAAAAACGAGCGTTCAGACTACTCGGCGTGTACGACTTGGGGAGTTTTTAATATGAACGAAGACCCCAACGACACCCACATTATTCTGCTTGACGCTCTGAAAGAACGGCTGGAGTTTCCAGAACTTAAACAACGCGCCCTCGATATGTATAACGAATGGGAACCCGATGCGTGTATCGTAGAGGCTAAGGCGTCAGGTGCGCCACTCGTCTTTGAGCTAAGAAAAATGGGAATCCCTGTACAAGAATTTACACCAACCCGTGGAAACGATAAGATTACCCGTGTAAACTCTGTTTCAGACCTATTTGCATCAGGAAAAGTATGGGCGCCCCGCAAACGCTGGGCAGAAGAAGTCATTGAAGAAATGGCCGCCTTCCCCAATTCAGACCACGATGACTTAGTGGATTCGGCAACACAGGCATTAATACGGTTTAGAAAAGGCGGGTTTTTACGGCTTCAGTCAGACGAAGAAGACGAGATCCAATTCTTTAAATCCAGACGTGCAGTCAGTTATTACTAAAAACATGATACCTAAAGAAGATGTTTTAGAACAGTTTCTACAGTGGTGGTTGCATAACCGAGTAATATGCCCGCCACTTACGGATTCTTTAGTTCATGTGAAAGATACGCATGGCGTGGTTTTATATAGGGAGGGTCAGTTTCAGGTTGAGTTATTTAACGTCAAACCAAACTCTGAAATAGTTCCCCATATACATCCAAATGTAGATTCGTTTGAGGTTTTTTTAAGCGGTGACATCCACTTTATGTGCGATGATGTATGGAGTTATGAGCAAAAAATAGGCGAAAGCATAACAAGAGTTAAGCCAGATTCGTGGCATGGCGGTTTGTTTGGTGAAAAAGGCGGATGTTTCTTATCTGTGCAACATTGGTTAAATGGAGTGCAGCCGACCTTCGTTGGCAATGATTGGGCAGACTACAAGAAAAGCTGCTCATACGAAAAAAGTTAAAGGATAGTTATGGCAATTGATAAATCACTCTACGCATTACCCCAAGGACTTGAAGCCGCTGCTGCGATGCAAGAGCCAATCGAGATCGAAATTGAGGATCCAGAATCAGTCACTATCGGTATTGACGGCTTAGAAATTGAAATCGCCCCTAGGAAAGAAACGGCAGACGACTTTGACGCCAACCTTGCTGAGTACTTAGACGAACGTGAACTCGCCCAGATCTGCGGAGACTTACTGGGTGATGTAGAGTCAGACGTTAGCTCCCGTAAGGACTGGATGCAAACCTACACAGACGGCATCGAGCTCTTGGGTATGAAGTTAGAGGAGCGTTCTGAACCATGGGAAGGCGCCTGCGGTGTCTATCACCCACTTCTTTCAGAAGCCCTCGTGAAGTTTCAAGCCGAGACGGTTATGGAGACTCTTCCTCCCGCTGGTCCAGTCAAAACAGTCGTTGTCGGCAAAGAGACACCAGAAAAGATGGCAGCTGCCGACCGTGTTCAAAAGGACATGAACTACCAGATTACCGAAGAAATGCCAGAGTACCGTCCAGAGCATGAGCGCATGTGCTGGGGACTCGGCCTTTCAGGTAACGCCTTTAAGAAGGTGTACTTTGATCCCTCATTAAATCGTCAGGTTTCGTTGTTCGTTCCAGCCGAAGACCTTATTGTTCCTTACGGCGCAACCGATCTTCAATCCGCTGAGCGTGTTACTCACGTCATGCGCAAGACCGAAAACGAGATGCGCAAGTTGCAGGTTGCAGGCTTTTACCGTGACGTAGACTTAGGCTCTCCTGTTTCCTCGTTTGACGAGGTAGAAAAGAAGATTGCCGAGAAGATGGGTTTTCAGGCTTCGACAGATGACCGCTATAAGATCCTTGAGATCCAAGTAAACCTCGACATTACAGGCCATGAAGACACAGATAAAGACGGCGAACCTACTGGAATAGCCTTACCGTACATTGTGACCATCGAAAAGGGCACTCAAAACGTACTGGCGATTCGCAGAAACTGGAGACCAGAAGATGAGACCAAACAGAAACGCAATCACTTCGTTCATTATGGCTACGTTCCAGGCTTTGGCTTTTACTGCTTTGGCCTTATTCACCTTGTCGGCGCTTTTGCTAAGTCTGGCACTAGTCTTATTCGGCAGCTCGTGGATGCAGGAACCCTCTCGAACTTGCCAGGTGGCTTTAAGACCCGTGGTCTCAGAGTCAAGGGTGATGACACCCCAATCTCCCCAGGAGAGTTCCGAGACGTTGACGTTCCAAGCGGGGTCCTCAAAGACAACATTCTGCCATTACCGTATAAGGAACCCTCACAAGTCTTATATAGTCTGCTTGGCACAATTGTAGAAGAAGGCCGCCGCTTCGCTTCGGCTTCAGATATGAAGATTGCCGACATGTCTGCCAACACCCCAGTTGGCACGACACTGGCTATTCTGGAGCGGACTCTTAAAGTCATGTCCGCTGTTCAGGCTCGTGTTCACTACAGTCTTAAACAGGAGTTAAAGTTACTGCGCGACATTATTCGCGATTACACACCCGATGAATACAGCTACCAGCCAGATGTAGGAAACAGATTTGCCAAACAGTCTGATTACGATAACTGCGATGTAATCCCAGTATCCGATCCAAATGCGGCAACAATGAGCCAGAAGGTAGTTCAATATCAGGCCGTCCTACAGTTAGCCCAGCAAGCGCCTCAGTTATACGATTTAGGTATGCTGCACCGTCAAATGCTAGAAGTCTTGGGTATTAAGAACGCCAAGAAGCTGGTTAAGATCGAGGACGATCAAATGCCAGAAGATCCAATTACGGAAAACATGAACATTTTGAACATGAAACCCGTAAAGGCTTTCCTATACCAAGACCATGCGGCACACATTCAGGTGCATATGAACGCCATGAAAGATCCAAAAATAGCTGCTTTAGTGGGTCAAAATCCACAGGCTCAAGCTATTCAGGCGGCGGCATTGGCGCATATTCAACAGCACTTAGCCTTTGAATACCGCAAGCAAATGGAACAGATTATGCAAATCCAGCTGCCAAACCCAGAGAATGATGAAGAACAGATCCCACGCGATCAAGAAGTTCAGCTATCCATCATGGCAGCACAAGCCTCAGACGCCTTATTACAACGCAACCAGACCGAAATTGCGGCGCAGCAAGCAGAGCAGGCCAAGCAAGACCCTGTGATTCAGATGCAGGCGCAAGAACTTCAGCTCAAACAAGCCGAAGAACAGCGCAAAGCGGCTAAAGATCAGGCAGATGTACAAGAGGCAGCACAACGATTAGAGCTTGAAAGAGAGCGAATTGCCTCCCAAGAGCGTATTGCGGCGGCTCAGATCCAAGCAAAAGTTGGAAAAGACCAAGCCGAGATTGAAATTAAGGCATTACAAGCAATGAAACCTCAAACAGGGAATAAACAGTGAATAAATATTTAGACTTCCTCTTAAATGAATACAGCCAACGCATCGAAATGCTCCAAAAGGCAGTCGCTGCGGGAAATTGTGTGAATCACGAGGAATATAAGTACGCATGTGGGCAAATTAGGGGTCTTGAGTCCGCATGTTTAACCATTACAGACCTCAAACAACGAATGGAGAACTCAGATGAGTGACCTACTAATCGGCTCAAACCCCGATGATGTAACAGCAACAACCGTTCTGCCCCAAACGGCAGAAGAAAAAGCAAAACAACTACCTGAACCGTCTGGATACCGCATTTTGTGCGTAATCCCAGAGGTTGAAGAAGCCTATGAGAGCGGTATTATCAAGGCTGATAAGACAATGCACTATGAAGAGATACTTTCAACCGTGTTTTTTGTCGTTAAAATGGGGCCAGATTGTTATAAGGACGCATCCCGTTTCCCAACAGGACCGTGGTGCAAAGAAGGCGACTTTATCCTAGCGAGACCAAACTCTGGCACACGTTTAAAGATCCATGGAAGAGAATTTAGGATTATTAACGATGACTCGGTTGAGGCAGTTGTTGAAGATCCCCGTGGCATAACCCGACCTTAAGGAAAAATCATGGCACAGCAAGAATACGAAGACTATACGTTTCCTGACGAGTCCAAAGCCGAAAAACCAGAGGCAGAAGACGAGTTTGAGATTGTTATAGAGGACGATACCCCACCAGAGGATCGCAATCGCGCTCCAATGCCAAAAAACATCGTAGATGAACTAGAGCAGGACGTGCTAGAAGAGTTTACGGGCAAGGCAAAAGAGAAATTAGTACAACTTAAAAAGGTCTGGAATGACGAGCGTAGGGCTAAAGATGCTGCCAGTAAGGAAGCCGCAGAAGCTGCACGTATTGCCCAGCAACTTTTAAATGAAAACCAACAGCTTAAGACACGGCTAACCGCTGGTGAGCAAACCTTGCACAATAAGTACAAGGAAAACATCAGTTATGAGCTTGAGAAAGCAAAGTCTGCTTATAAAGAGGCTTATGACTCTGGCGATTCCGACCGCTTAGTAGAAGCGCAGGAAAAGTTAACCACCGTACAGATGGAAGCAAAGCAAATTGAACGGTATCAACCAGAATATTCAGAAGAGGCTTTACAAAATTCTGAAAGTCAGGTACAAATACCACAACAACCTCAACGATTGGAACCAAAAACCCAATCTTGGCTGGACAAAAACAGCTGGTATGGGGTGGATGACGATATGAGTTTCCTGGCAATGGGAATCCATAGGCGCCTAGAGCGTGAAGGGGTAGCAGTAGGCTCTGAACACTATTTTGGCGTTATTGACAAAGAAATGCGTCAACGTTTTCCTGAAAAATTTGAAGGTGGAGAGACCAAATACTCTTCAGAAGTAGAAATCAAACCTTCTACTAAAACTAGTAAACCGAGCACGGTCGTTGCACCAGCGACTAGGTCTACCTCTCCAAAAAGAGTCAAACTTACGCCAACGCAAGTCCAACTGGCAAAGAAATTCAATCTAACCCCAGAGCAGTATGCTCGTGAACTTACAAAATTGGAGTCCCAAAATGGCTGAAAACAGAACACCTCGTGAAATAGCAACTCGTCAACAAGATGCGCGCCCCCAGCAGTGGAAGCAACCAGATTTGTTGCCAGAACCCGATAAACAAGAAGGTTATAACTATCGGTGGATCAGAGTATCTACGAATGGCAAGGCAGACCCCCGCAACGTCTCAGCAAAAATGAGAGAAGGATGGGAGCCTGTACGAGTAGAGGAACAACCGAAGTTTCAACTGCTAGTTGATCCCGATAGTCGTTTTAAAGACAACATCGAGATTGGCGGGTTGTTGTTATGCAAGACACCAAAAGAGTTTGTAGAGCAGCGTAATGCACATTATTCCGCTCAAGCAGATGCTCAGATGATGGCTGTAGACAACGCTCTTATGCGTCAAAGTGACCCACGTATGCCTCTCTTTAATGAGGGAAAAACGAGTACGTCCTTTGGCAAAAGTTAATTTTAATTAGGAGATTTAAATGGCTTATCCAACCGTTTCAGCTCCCTACGGCTTAGAAGCAATTAACCGTGTAGATGGCTTGCCATACGCTGGTGCTATTCGTCAGATTCCTATCGATTCTGACTACAACACCGCAATCTACAACGGCGACATTGTTCGCGTGGCCGCAGGTGGCACAGTAGAAAAATCGACCGTAACTGTAAGCGCTACTGGCGCAGCTGCAAATAACACCGTTGGTGTGTTTGTTGGTGTTCAGTATGTAAATACACAAGGTCAAACCGTTCAGGCTCAATACTATCCAGGTAATGCCGCTGCTACCAGCGCTGTTGCTTTTGTAGTTGACGATCCTTTGGCAGCCTTCAAGGTAGCAGTAACTTTGTCAAACAGCGCTATGTCGACTGTAAACCAGAGCATTGTTGGTACCAATATGGCTATCGTTCAGGGCACAGGCTCTAACACAACTGGTAATTCTGGTGTTTCTGTTGTTGCAACTAACGCAGAAGGTAACGCAGCAGCTCTGCCAGTTCGTGTTATTGCAGTTATTCCTGATACGGCTTCTAACGCAACTGCCTTTACTGAAGTATTAGTAAAGTTCAACAACCATCAATACAACGTAGCTGCTGCGTTGGATTACACCGCATAAGGAGCTATAAATGGCTATTTCACGCGCACAACTACTGAAAGAGTTGCTCCCAGGATTGAATGCATTGTTCGGTCTTGAGTATGCAACGTATGGTGAACAGCACAAAGAGATCTACGAAACTGAGACCTCTGAGCGTTCGTTCGAAGAAGAAACCAAGTTGTCAGGCTTTAGTGCCGCCGCCGTTAAAAACGAAGGCGCACCAATCGCTTATGACAATGCACAAGAGGCATTTACTGCTCGTTATACCCACGTAACTATCGCTCAAGGCTTCTCCCTCACGGAAGAGGCTATTGAGGACAACTTGTATGACAGCCTATCAGCTCGTTATACCAAGGCGTTAGCTCGTTCCATGGCGTATACCAAGCAAGTTCGTGCAGCTTCTGTATTGAACAATGGTTTCAATGCTGGTTTCCCAGGCGGTGATGGCGTTGCATTATTTGCAACTAACCACCCACTCGTATCTGGTGGAGTCAACTCGAATGAGCCAACCACTCCTTCTGACTTAAACGAGACTTCTTTGGAAGCCGCCGTTATTCAGATCGCCCAGTGGACAGATGAGCGTGGTTTGCTCATCGCTGCTAAGCCTAAGAAGTTAATTGTTCCACCACAACTTCAGTTCGTTGCAACTCGCTTGCTTGAAACTGAATTGCGTACTGGTACAGCTGACAACGACATCAATGCAATTAAGAACAATGGTTCGATCCCAGAAGGTTATACAGTTAATAACTACCTGACCGAGCCAAATGCATGGTTCTTGACCACTGATGTTCCAAACGGCATGAAGCACTTTGTTCGTACACCATTGAGCAATTCGATGGACGGTGACTTTGACACTGGCAACGTGCGTTACAAGTCTCGTGAGCGTTATTCTTTCGGATTCTCGGATCCGCTTGGAATGTTCGGTTCACCAGGCGCTTAATCAGCACCTAAGTTGTATAGACCCCGCCCACAAAGCGGGGTTTTTTTGTGTAAAGCACTTGCACAAAGTTAAAATAGTAGTAAGATTGTGGAAACTGGATTAACCAGTCTATTAAACCGATCCAGCGGACGCATACACGATTAATAGACTTACTTTGTATGAAGGACAATTTAAATGGCACGTACTACTTTTTCAGGTCCAGTCGTTTCTCAAAACGGCTTTATTGTTGACCACAATACAACACAAGCAATTAACGCAACTGCAACCGCAACAGCCGCCCAAGTAGCTGCTGGATACATTACCTCCACTTCTGCATCTGCTACCACAATTACTTTACCAACTGGTACTAATTTGGGTGAAGCAGTTAGTGCTACCAAAGGAACTGTATTAGATTTGTATATTGACAACACTGCAGGCGCAAGCACGGTAACTGTAGCTGTTAACACAAACGCTATATTGTCAACTGCTGCTGCAGATACTGCTGGTTCATTTGGGGATTTGACTATTGCTGCAGGTGCAACAGGATTGGCTAGATATACCATCATGTTCTCTAGCGCAACTGCATACGTCTTTACTAGAACAGCTTAATTAATCTCATAGACTATGGAAAAACCTAGTCTAATCAACATATTAGGAGATTAATTATGGGTATGCAATATGACGTTAAATCAACAGCCATTGCCGCAGCGGCAACCAATGCTGCGGTTTTTGCTGGTCCAGCACGTATCAAGGGTATGGTTATCGGCGTTCCTACCGCTGGCGGGACTTTAACGCTACGTAATGGATCTGGCGGTACTGTTGTATTTTCGCTTGTAATCCCTGCAAGTTCAGGTGGTGCAAGCACTGTTGTTATTCCTGGCGAAGGCATCCGCTGTGACGCAGGCATCTACGCTACAACCCCAGCGAATATGACGGTTACAGTGTTTTATGGCTAAGAAGAAGGGCGTCTCTCTTGCGGTTGGTCGTGGTGAAAAGCTGCCTGTATCTAAGGGCGCTGGGCTTACCGCCAAAGGTCGTGCTAAATATAATGCAGCGACTGGCTCGAATCTAAAGGCTCCACAGCCCGAAGGTGGCGCCCGTAAGAAGTCGTTTTGTGCTCGTATGTCTGGTATGCCAGGACCAATGAAAGATGAGAACGGCAAGCCAACACGCAAGGCCGCCTCTTTAAAGAGATGGAAATGCTAAATGGAAATGCTGATATGGAACGTAGTCCTAACTGCGATAGTAGGACTCATGGGATTCGTGCTTAAAGATAAGTTCGAGGAAGTTAATCGCCTCGGTATTCTTTTAAATAAGACCCGTGAGGAAGTGGCTAGGGATCACATTACCCGCTCAGAAGTAAGAGCAGATATGGAAAGGCTTTTAAACCACGTAGATTCACGGTTTAATCGATTGGAAGAAAAATTAGATCAACTACATAAATAATCTTATGCCAAGCGTATCTAAGAAACAACACAACTTAATGGCAGCAGTAGCCAAGAATCCTAAGTTTGCCAAAAAAACTGGTATTCCACAGTCTGTGGGAGAAGATTTCTTAGAGGCAGACAAAGGTAAAAAGTTTCGTAGTGGTAGTCTTTCATCAAAGAAAGCTGGTATTAATAAACCAAGAACTAACCACGGAAAGATCCAGATGCCAAATTACAGCTTATTAAAGTATGCTGGCAAGAAGGAAGGTGGCGTTACAACTGACAATCAAAAGGAAAAAGACATGAAAAAGATGAACCCAGGAATGATGGCTATGATGGCTAAAAAGAAACCCATGAAAATGGCTGACGGCGGTATGCCGATGGTTATGAAAGATGGTAAAAAAGTTCCAGAGTTTGCTGCTGACGGCAAAGGCAAGATGGCTAGAGGCGGTATGGCTCACTCAGATATGGCTAAAGACAAGCCTATGATGAAGAAAGTAGCCAAAGAAGAAGTTAAAGGCCACGAAAAGAAAATGCACGGCATGAAGCATGGCGGTATGGCAGTTAAGAAAATGGCTAAAGGTGGCGGCTGCGAAGTTCGTGGCAAGACCAAAGGCACAATGATTAAGATGAAAAGTGGCGGGAGCTGCTAATCATGGCTGACGTTAAAGACCCCCAAAAGCTAACAGACGATATTGCAAAGCAAGAAAATGCCGAAGATTTGGCAACCTTAAAAAAATACATTACTGATCCTGTTAAGAAAGCTGGAAGGCGTCTTTACGAAAATGTTATGGGCACTCCAGAGCAAAACAAAGCAGCGCAAGAACGTATGGATAAATCAAAAGGTAAAAAAGCTGGTGGCGTTGTTCGCTCTTCCGCTTCTAAACGTGCTGATGGTTGTGCTGTTAAAGGTAAAACTAAAGGACGAATGGTATGAGACCATCTCGTGGCATGGGAGCCATACTACCTTCTAAGATGGGCAAAGGCGTTAAGAAAAAACGCCGTGATAATACCGACTTTACCCAATATAAAGATGGCGGTAAGGTCAATGCTGCGGAGAACTATACTAAGCCAGAGATGCGTAAGCGTATTGTTTCTCAGGTTAAGGCTGCTGCAACACATGGTACTGGCGCAGGTCAGTGGTCAGCTCGTAAAGCTCAATTGGTGGCTAAAAAATATAAGGCGGCTGGTGGTGGGTATAAATGAGTGGTTTAGCAAAGTCGCAGCGTTCTTTAAAGGCTTGGGGAGACCAGAAGTGGACAACCAAGTCAGGGAAGAAGTCGTCCGAGACAGGGGAACGGTACCTGCCAAAAAAAGCAATCGAGTCGTTAAGCCCGCAGGAGTACGCAGCAACAACACGAGCAAAACGAGCGGGAAAAGCGCAGGGAAAGCAGTTCGTGCCCCAGCCAGCAAAAGTAAAAGCAAAAGTAAAACCGTATCGAAAGGTAAAGTAACATGACCACTACGGGACAAACCGCTTTTAACCTAGACATGAATGACCTCATCGAGGAGGCCTTCGAGAGATGCGGCTTAGAACTTCGCACGGGATATGACTTTAAGACCGCAAGACGGTCGCTGAATATTCTTACCATTGAGTGGGCAAACCGTGGCATCAACCTGTGGACGGTTGAGCAGGGTCAGATTGTACTTAATACCCAGCAGGCTTTGTATGCGTTGCCTACAGACACTATTGACATATTAGATGCAAGTACCCGTACCAATAACGGCAGTCAGTCTAACCAAACAGACATTAACTTAAGCCGTATTAGTGAACCAACCTACATGACGATTCCTAACAAAAATACTACTGGACGTCCTGTTCAGATGTTTGTTAATCGTCAAAGTGGCGGCGTTTCAAGCATTCCGCAGACCACATTAGTTGGCGGTATTAGTGCAACGGACACAACAATTACACTAGCTAATGCAGCTAATCTACCTACTCAGGGCTTTGTAAACATTGGATCTGAGACGATTGCCTATCAGAATATTGTTGGAAATCAAATAGTTAACGCATGGCGTGGACAGAACGGAACTACAGCAGCGTCTCATTTAACGGGTGTTGATGTATTTAATAACCAACTTCCTTGCATTAATGTATGGCCTACCCCTAATCCGCCTGGCAATCAGTACACATTGGTGTATTACCGTATGCGCCGCATTCAAGACGGCGGTACTGGTGTACGTACACAAGACATTCCGTTCCGATTTATCCCATGTATGGTGGCTGGATTAGCGTATTACCTTAGCTCAAAGCTGCCTGGCGTTGATCCTGGACGGATCCCCATGCTAAAAGCAGAGTATGAGCAACAGTTCCAATTGGCAGCGGAAGAAGATAGGGAGAAAGCCTCTATTCGTTTCGTGCCCCGTAATTTGTTTTATTCATAATGCCTAGTCAGTTCGCCTCTGGTAAGTATGCAATTGCCGAATGTGATCGGTGTGGTCAGCGATATAAGCTCAAACAGCTTAGAAAGCTGACAATTAAGACGAAGCAGGTCAGTATTAAGGTCTGTCCAGAGTGCTGGGAACCAGATCAGCCGCAGTTACAGTTAGGTATGTATCCTGTGAACGATCCACAGGGTTTGAGGGAACCAAGACCTGATGTAAGTTATCAACAGTCTGGGCAAAGCGGTTTGCAGATTAATGGTACTGGAGACGCAGGAATAGATGGATTTGGCTCACCAGAAGGCGGTAGTCGAGTGTTCCAATGGGGCTATAACCCAGTTGGTGGCTCTAGGGCAAACGATGATTTTTTAACGCCAAATAACTTGGTAATTACGGTAGAAGTCGGTACAGTAACGGTAGTAACAACATAGGAGCAGAACATGTTTAAATCAGGCGCAGACGGTATTACTAAAAAAGGCAAAACTGAGGGTAAAAACCTTGGTAACTCAGGTCCAACAGTAACCGCCGTAAAAGGGGGCACTAAAACTGCTGGTGTAAAGAACATTGACCTTAAGAAAATGGGTCGTGGTTTGGCTAAGGTCAAAAACCAAAAAGCAGGCAGAGGTCGATAATGGCTAAATACTCTAAAAAAGTAATGGGTAAAGAGATTGGTGATGCTAAAGTCTATGCAGAACCACATACTATGTCTGGCAAAAAGATAGCTACAGCAAAAGCTGCGGTTACTAAGCCAGGCAATGGCGTAGATCAAGTAAACATGTCGGTAGGCGGCTACACCAAGAACAACAATCAGCCAGTTAATAAGCATGGCGGGATGAAGCAACGTGGATCAGGCGCAGCTACTAAAGGCTTTACCTCACGAGGACCGATGGCGTAATGAACTACAACGAACTTTCGCAGACGATACAAAGCTACGTAGAATCAACAGAGCAACTCTTTGTTGAGAATATCCCTGTTTTTGTACAGCAGGCTGAGGAGCGCATCTATAACACGGTGCAGATTCCGTCTTTGCGAAAGAACGTTGTTGGTACGGCTACCATCAGTAATAAGTACTTATCCTGCCCCAATGACTTCTTGTCATCCTTTTCGATGGCGGTGGTTAAGGCGAATGGCGAGTACGAGTACCTGCTGAATAAAGACGTTAATTTCATTCGTCAAGCCTACCCAAACCCTGCCGATGCTGGACTGCCTAAGTATTACGCCTTGTTTGGATCGCAGTTTTCAAACCCAAATGAGCTTTCCTTTATCCTTGGACCTACCCCAGATGCAAACTACTCTGTAGAGCTGCACTATTTCTACTACCCAGCGACCATTGTTCAGGGGGTTATTGCAACGACTTCAGGCATTGTAGCTGGTACTTCGTACACGGCTGGTACGTATTTGGGCGTTAATTTGACTGGCGGTCAAGGTACGGGCGCTGTTGCAGACATCGTTATTTCTGGTGGCGGCGTTATCTCTGTGACCATCCGTAACGGCGGTTCTCTTTATGTAACGGGGGATATTCTCAGTGCTCCAACTTCTGCTATCGGTAATACTGGTTCTGGCTTTAGTGTCAATGTTGCTACTGTTTCCAATCCTTCAGGTACTTCTTGGCTAGGCGATAACTACTCACCTGTCCTTCTCTACGGCTCCATGCGTGAGGCAATCCTGTTCCAAAAAGGTGAGCAAGACCTGGTTGCCTATTACGAGAAACAGTTCCAAGAAGCCCTTGCGCAGCTTAACCGTCTGGGTACTGGCCTTGAGCGCGGCGATGCGTATAGGGACGGGCAAGCAAAAATTAAGGTTAACCCATGAAAAACTACAAAACCCAGCTAGACG